GCCGCGCTGGACGTCGCCAACAACCCGAAGGCAAAAGAAGCCTATTCTGCGGTGAAACGCGGCGACCTTTCCGGAATGTCGTTTGCGTTCACTGTTGATCAGGAGCGCTGGGAGGACCTGGACACCGACATGCCGCTTCGCCGGATCACTAAATTCGGCAAGATCTTCGAGGTGTCTCTGGTGGCTTTCCCGGCGTACCCCGGCACAAGCGTACAGGCTGCATCCGAAGACGACGCGCTGGAGAGCGTGACCGTCTCGCTGGAGAGCGCAAGGGAGCAGCTGAAAGAGGAACGTGCCGCACAGGCTGCGGAGGAGCGCCGGACGGCGGCCCTTGAGCGGCTGGAAAAACTTCAGAAGGAGGTCAGAGAAAAATGGAACTGACCGAAATGAACGTGGAACAGCTGCAGGAAAGGTTGCAGGAACTGTCCGCGGAAATTCCGCAGGAAGAGCGCGAAAAGCTCACTGAGGAAGAAATCAAAGAGCGGGAGAGCCAGCTGACGGCCGTAAAGACCGAACTGGAAGCCCGCGAACAGGCCGCCAGGGAGGCGGAGGAGCTCCGGCAGCAGATCGCTGCGGAGAACATCAAACCCATCAAAGAATTTAACGTGGAGGAAAAGAAAATGAATTACGAAGTGAACAGCCCCGAATATCGCGAAGCGTTCCTGAAGAACCTGCAGGGCAAGGAAATCACCCCTGAAGAGCGCAACGCCGTTGTGGCGACCGCCGCGATCCCGACGATCACCATGAACGAGATCGTCCACAAACTGGAGCTGAATCCCCTGATCGCCGCGGTTGATCTCACCCAGATCCCCGGCTACGTCACCTATCCCGCTGAAGGCACCGTCAACGAGGCCAACTGGGTTGACATGGGCACCGCCGCCACCGACAGCGCCGACACGCTGCAGGCCGTTACCCTGGGCGCCTACAAGCTGATCAAGACCGTGGAGATTTCCGCAGATGTGGAAGCCATGAGCATTGACGCCTTCGAAGCCTGGCTGGTTGCCCGCCTGGTGAACAAGATCGAGAAGGCCCTGGACAGCGCCATCCTGAACGGCGGCGGCAGCACCTCCGGCCAGGCGCTGGGCATCAAGACCACCAAGTCCACCGCGGACTACAAGTACACCAAGGCCGCCATGATCTGGAAAGACCTGACCGCCATCATCGGCAAACTCCCCGGACAGTATCATGTGGGCGCTTCCTTCGTGATGCCTCCGGCCCTGTTCTACGGCGAAGTGCTGGGCATGGTCGACTCCACCGGCAACCGCGTGGTTGTGATGGATCCCCAGGGCAACCGGAAGTACAACGTGCTGGGCTTCCCCTGCATCGTTGACGGCAACGCCGCGACCGACGAAGTGTACTTCGGCGACCTGAAAGCCTACAAGCTGAACCTGGCGAAGGGCATCGAGGTCCGGAAGAGCGAGGAGATCGAGTTCCGCAAGGGCTCCAGCGTGTACCGCGCCATGACCCTGGCGGACGGCAAACTGGCCGACGCGAACGCCATCGTCCGCGCGATCCGGTCCACCTGATGACAACCAGGCCCGCACAGGCGATGAGCTGCCGGCAGAACGGAGCGATGAGCTGAGTGCGGGAAAACTTAATAACCGGGCGGAGGGGTTACGGCTCCTCCGCCTGACTTTTCAAAAGGAGTGCTGACCTGATGAAAACACTGATTGCGATCCCGTGCATGGACACGATGGAAGCGGACTTTGTGGAGAGCCTGGTGAACCTCCGCCCGGTGGGCGAGATTGAAGTCAGGCTGCTGAAGGCCTCCCTTGTGTACGACGCCAGGAACCAGATCACGAAATACGCCATTGAAAAGGGCGGATTCGACTACATCCTCTGGCTGGACAGCGACATGACCTTCGAGCCGGACCTGATGGAGCGGCTGATCGCCGACATTGAGGGGACGGAAGACGGCATCCGGAAGATGGCGGTGACGGGCCTGTGCTTCGGCCGGCGCCCGCCGTTCAAGCCGTGCATCTACAGCGAACTGGAAGTGAAGCAGGAGGGAAACCTGATCACCCCGCACGCGGGGAACTACTGGGAGTATCCCAGGGACAGCGTGTTCGAGGTGGAGGCCTGCGGGTTCGCGTGCGTACTGATGCGGATGGAGATGCTGGAGGCGATGGGGATCTACGGCGTGCCGTTCTTCCCGGTGGCCGGGCTTGGCGAGGACCTGACCTTCTGCTGGCGGGCGCGGAAACTGGACATGAAGTTCTACTGCGACAGCCGGCTGAAGATCGGCCACATCATGCGGATCCACGTGGACGAGATGTTCCGGGACCAGGTGCTGGAAGGGTCAGCGGAAACATGACCATCCGGCCTTCGGGCCGTTTGGCGGGGCGGGAACAGCACTCGCCCGCCCCATTTTACTGAAGACTGAGGTGAAAGACATGCTGAAGGAAGCAAAGCTCGCGCTGCGGATCACGGTGGACGACTTCGACAGCGAGATCATGGACCTGCTGCGGGCCGGGAAACAGGATCTGGAGATCGCGGGCGTCAACGTGCCCGGGACGATCGCGTACACGGTCTCGACGGCCGGCGCGGTGACGGACGCCAGCACGGTGAAGGACCCGCTGGTTCAGCGTGCGCTGTTCACCTACGCGGCGATGCGGTTCGGCAATCCGCCGAACTACGACCGGCTGCTGGACGCCTATGAAACCCAGAAGGTGCAGCTGATGCACGCCGAGCGGTACACGGACTATGAGGCAGGTGGGCGCGGATGATGAAGTCGAACGTGCTTTATCTGATCCGGGAGGATCCTGCGGCGCACGGCGTCGGCGTGGATCCGGAGGAAACCCGGCGGAAGGTGTACTGCACGCTGAAGAGCATCGGACAGCAGGAAGCCTATCAGGCGATGGGGCAGGGACTGCGGCCGGAGCTGAAGGTGATCCTGGCGCACGACTTTGAGTACGGCGGGGAGGCCTACTGCGAGCTGAACGGGGTACGGTACTTCATTCTGCGGACCTACATTACGGAGGCGGACGGCATCGAGCTGACACTGCAGCGGGTGACCGGGAACGCCAGGCCGCTGGAGGTGAATCCCTGATGCCGAGCGAGTACGAAGCGCTGGTTGCGGCGCTGAAACTGACGGACATCCCGTTCTCGGAGTACGGATGGCGGCCGCGCCCGGAAGGAATGCACGGCGTCGTTTCCCTGGACTTTGAGACGGGGACGCTGAACGGGAACGGGACGAAGACGGACCGGGCATGGGAAGGCAGCGTGGATGTGTTTTACCCGAAGCTGACGGAGCGGACAGACGTGATCGACGCGGTGGAGGAAGTCCTGGCGGAGATCTGCGGATGCAGCTGGCACCTGAACAGCACGCAGTACGAAACGGAAACGGGTCTGTTTCACGTCGAGTGGGTTTTCCAGGTGATGAACCACCCGGACGCAGAGGCCGCTGAAACGGGGGAATCCTGATGCCGATGACGATGAAATTTGAAGGCATGGAAGCGATCAGCAAACTGCTGACCACGCTGAAGGACGAAGCGCCCAGAGTTGCCGCCAAAGCCCTGTATGAGGGCGCCGGCATCATGGCGGACACGATCAGCAAACAGGCGAACGCCATTACGACGTCGCCTTTTCATTATGCCGTTTTTGTGCAGCGCGACCCGTCCCCGGAAGAAAAGGCCATCGTCTCCGCGAAGGGAGCGGTCGGCATCGCGAAGTTCGGCAAGAACGGGTCTGAGGTCGACACGAAGGTCGGATACGGCGGCAGCGGATACGCCATGCTGAAGGGCAGGAAGAAGGCGATCCCGCAGATCGCGAACGCCATCAACTCAGGCACATCTTTTATGAAAAAGCAGCCGTTTTTCCGCAAGGCCGTGACCGCAGGGAGCAAACCAGCGGAGGCAAAGATCAGCGAGGTGCTGCTTGCGGAATACGAAAAGATCATTGAACGAAACGGAGGAACATCAACATGAATGCGAATGTCGGAATGGTTCACCCGGTGGCTGCCACGGTGCAGACCTACACCCCGGGCACTTCCATCAGCTACGATACCGGCAAGGTGCTCTGCGAAGCCAGGGCGGCCGCGCTTGCG